CATAAGCCGAAACCTTTGCCATTTTAATCGCTTGCGGGAATCGACCTAATATTTCCTCGCAATTTCCGTATCGGTGGTGAGCGTCAAAAACATTAATGCCTAAATCAATGGCACGCTGAACCAACTCCAACCCTGTGTCTATCGGCATATCAACCATCTTGCCTCCGCCTAAACACAATCTTGAAAATCTCACACCTGCATAAATGCCAGACTCCTCCAGCGCTTTTTTATATGCTTCCCTAAAGTCCTGTGAATTTACCTTCCAAAAATCAGGCGCAACAAAAGACCGCATATAATCACAATCCTTGCAAAACGGTATTACGCTTTTTCGCCCATATACGAAATTGTCTCTGATCTGCGTCATTCTTTCCCCGTGCCATATTTCTTCGACAGTTTCTTCGTTCAAATCGCCAATCACTCCCATAGCACGCACATCCTGGCAGCATGTTACTGCTTTGCCGTCTGCGCAAATACTCAAATCAAGAAACACACGCCAGCACGGAGCATTGATATTACCGCCCATATACTGGTCTTTTAATATCAATTCATCTGCATTTTTTATCAACCCGCCGATATTCTGGACACCGCTACCGCCACAATCATCAACGCATATTTCTTTGCCAAACAATCTGAAATATTCCGAGATTGAATTTTGATTATCCCTTTGCGGGATTATCGCTGTTTGTATCCATAACTTTTTGCCTGACTTGTTTCGCTTCTCCACAAGATTGCGCACATTATCAATCACGATTTCAAAATTCAATCCCAGCCTTATTTTTTCATAATCCTGTTTATTCCCGCCGTCAATACTTATTACTATAATATCCAATTCGCTATCCAACACCATGTCCGCCCTGTATTCTGTAAGCAGGCTGCCATTAGTGAAAAAGCAAAGTTTCGGTTCACCTTTTTCATTTTCTATCGGGTTCATTTCCCTTGCAAAGTTTATACGCCAGCAAAGCTCGTCAATATCCATTAGCATGGGTTCGCCATTAAGATGAAAATGGATATACTTCAGTTGCTTTCCCTTTGTCTCTCTGACTGCCTTAAGAAATAATTCCCTAGCCATATCACCCTGATATCTGGTCATATCCTGGCGGGGGCAAATCGTACAAGAGGAATTACATCCGGAATGACTTTCTAAATGTATTTCCTGCGGAAACCGCAATGCCCGCTTCAGATAATTTTTCAACTTGTTTTTCATTTTCAGCAAAAAATTTCCTTTAGTAGCTGAACCGCAACATCGTTCCAGTGAAAATCACGAACTGCGGTTGCGCCATTTCTCCCCATCTCCTTTGCTTCTTGTCTGTTTTCAAACACATATCTCATCGCTTCTTTCAAATTTTGCTTATCAGGTTCAGCCCATTTGTGACCAAGAGCATGAGGGCATTTCAAAATATAATTAATATCCGCTATCGTTTCTATCTCTGTCTTAATCGTTAATCCATTCACTCCATGCCTTACAAAATCCATATAACCCCCACTATCGGAAACGATAACCGGCAACCCACATGCCATTGCCTCTGCAACTGGCAACCCAATGCCTTCGCCTCTTGAAGGCAGTACAAAACAATCGCAGGCATTGTATAATCTGGTCAAATCTTCATAATATACTTTTTCAGCAAACAAAAGTATTCTGGGTATGTTTTTATATTTACTGATTTGATTTTTTAAATCCATCATTAAATTATCTCTATGCGGACTTGTAAAGCCACCCTTATGAATCTTTAAAATCAACGTTACGCTATCCCTTGCTGTAAATTCTTCGCAATATGCATCAAGCAAAATGTCAAATCCTTTTCGCTCTGTATAATCTCCCACGCTTAGAAACGTATAACCTTTTTTATTCAAAATATTTGCCGCTTCTTCCACATATCTGAAATTATCCTCGATGCCAAATCCTACACGACTAACATTATCAATTTGTTTTCCCCAGTTTTCATAATTAAATTTACTGAATACAAAAACCTTCTTTGCTTTTTTAAATCCTTTAATCCAGCTCTCAGGTATTTTGTCGGTTTCAAACAAACTATATATGTACATATCATTTTTACAAATTGGCATGTCGTCATGTATCTTCTGCATTACTACTACAGGCGCGTCTTCAAAAAAAGGATATTTTGCCATTCTCTCGAATCGGCCAGCCTTATCTCTTGTAATAGCTACATTCTCTTTATTCCACCAATTCAGATTTTTAAGCGATACCGTAACCCCTAATTTGTCAAGGGCAATCAACATTCCCCTTGTCAGATACTCATACCCGCTTTGTCCGTTCACCGCACCATACCAATTCAATCTATAACTCATAAATTTTTATCCTACGGTTTCCATCACTAATTTATAATCCAACGGATGCTCAAATTTATCCATGTACTTTTTCCACTTTTTATCAATTACAGATTGAGCAATGTTCGCTTTCGCCCAGTTATAAGCATTGTTTACCATATCAACATTGCTGAAATCACGACATTTTATAATAGCAACCGCAAGTTCTCCAGGATTGATTAACGGCCTCTCCGTCATTTCTAAACCTGTAATAAAATCAGAAGGTTTTATAAGTATCGCCCTTCCGTCTCCGCCGAGTTCGCCGCTTGCAGAATGGTCAAGGGTTATTACCGGTAACTTTGTACACATGGCTTCGCCAATGGCAAATCCAAAACCCTCGCCGCCGATATTAATCAGGCAATCACAGGCGTTATAAAGATAGTTCAATTCCTTTTCCTTTATCATCTCGATTGCGCTATTACTTTTTGCCATTGCATCGAATGATAATATGCGCCCACTTACACCGTGTTCGCTTGCCAACCGTCCGATGTTATATCCAGCAGGATCTGTAAAATTAGAATGCATCCACAACATTGTGTTTCGGATTTGATTGGTATCCTGCAACAACCGCAAGGCCTTAAAAATATAAGTTATATTCTTCCTGTGATGGGTTCTTCCAACATAGAGACAAACAAATTTATCCGATATTCCAAGTTGCTGTCTTACGGTTTTGATTTCTTCATCTTTTACCGGATAAAATACCTTTTCATCAATTCCATGATATATTCTATCAATGTAATTTTCCTTGTCAGGCATTGTCTTTAAAACTCCACGCCTGCCATACTCAGTATATGTTACTATCCTGTCCGCACTATATAAATACTCTTCAAAATGCAGCGGTATGCCGCCACTATATCCAAGCCCATCTACAGCAGTATATGCAATCCACTGGAATAAACCCCTTGTATTTGCCCTACCTATATACTCAACATTCCAGGGGTCACCGATACTCAGGACAATGTCAGGACGTTGTTCGGTTACGACCCGATTGAAAATTTCTTTGCCATAGCCCTGCGCATCGAAGATTATTTTGTATGGCAATTGCCTGTTTCTATTTGTTTCAGTCGGACACCATGCCAGATATAAAATTCCGTACCCCGCCTTAGACAAGGCATTTGCAACAGTCCTTCCAATCCTGCCCTGCCCGGTATCGAGTCGTGGATTTTCGCCAATTATTAATATTCTAGCCATTTTTTTTAATCCACTGTTTCTAACGGAGCCAGCACATTGCAGGTCAATGTCGCAATTTGAAATAGCTCCGCTTCTCTGGCCAGCGAACTGTATGAGACCGAATCTACCGTCAGTGCGCCTTTTCTCAGATAGTCGCTTAATGTGTTGAACTCTACAATTTTAACCATATCGTTTACATGGCCGATAATGCCCTTGTTAGCTGTGCCACCAACAACCGTTTCTTCTTTAAAAGGAAAATGATCAAGGACTTTTATCTGTATTTGATGTGTGGGCAGGATGTGCCTTGTGGACTGTACCGCTCTGGACGTGGATAACGGAGCCACCGCTATAAAGGGAAGACCGTCCAAGGGGATGTCTATATTCTCTGCGACATCCGGCGCCGTTATTGAAATCGTATATTGTCCAGACAGATTTTTTATCAGCTCATTTTTAATTTCTTTCAGTATCGTTATCATTTGGTTTTCAGAACTTTTTTTGCATGTAATGAAAATATTTTCTCAATATCTTCTATATTTTCTTTTGAGAATCCGAGAAATGGACGTGCTGGTATTTCTACTTTTTTCGTAAGATAATATACCGGAATTGCTTTCCCCCCTGTTGTCTTTAGCATAATGATAGGCGTTCCCTTTTTAGAAGTAATGATAAACGTCTTTTTTTGTCTGTGCAATTCTCCTGCCGTTGTAAGTCTTACCAGTTTACTTATCGGCACCGTCAGCCATTTTTTTGTCTTTGGTTTTATCGTAGCGCCGAATTGATGTACTGCCGCTAAATCACGCCCTCCTGATTTTCTTATAGCCCATATAATTATTTTATTGTTTCCAACAGGTTTAAAAGTAACTGAATTTTTCAACAATCCAGTATCTTGTAATGGCCTTGCCCCCCCTGCTTTCACCCTGCCTAGTGGAGTTACAGGAGACAATGTTTTCCATTTTTTATTATCTGGACTCTTAGCTGCCCTAAAGTTTTTATCCGTCTCATAAAGCATGTGAACGCCGCTTTGTTTCAGTGGAATCTTAAAATTGCCTAATGCCTTAAAGTCCTGTTTTAGAGCATCTGTAACCCTTTTTGTAAGCAGCTTGATGTCAAACTCTATCATCGGCAATTCTACTTTCTAAATCCGCATCTACATCCTGACTTGTAATATCGTCCATATCAAATATTGGCGTGATTCCGTTGTGCGTAAAATAGGCAGTCGTGGCATCCGGCGTCTCCTCTCCCAGCCCCTTGCCAGTCTCCGCCATTTTTTCAAGCCTTTTCACGGCCTCTGCATATTCAGTATTAAGAGGATTTGCTTCAACGGACTGAAGGTGCTGTAATCTTTTATTTTGTATCCACCACGCCGCAATAATATCTGCAAGTCTTTTTAATATCTCAGGCTCGCTCCCGCTTGCGTATGGTATTTTACTAGCAAAGGAAGGCTCTAAAATAGAGTTGATATAATTATATGCATATCGCCGGCCATTATCTATAAGAGAATCCGGTACTTTGTCCTCTCCAATGTATTGAGGATGTCCTTTTCTGACTCCACCGCTAAGGAAGTCAGTCCGTATATCAGTTGCGCTTCCGTAATATGCCATAGTTTTAAATTATCCAATGTGCCATTATCTTTTCTATTTTATGCCCTGCCTGTAATTGCTTTCGCATCGCTCCTGTTATTTCACGAAATTTTTGACCATGAAAATTACCGCAACTGCAAACAGGGGGTTTATAATCAACGAAGACACCCAGACATTTACCGCAAAGCATAAACCTGTGCTTGTTTTCATTTCCGTATTCTTTTACTTTTTCAAAAAACTCATTCACGTCTTTAAAGTGCGGTTCTTTCTGATGGTTATAGCTTGCCCATCCTTCTCTTTCCCGCCTGAATGCCAGACCGGCCATGCCGTTCGCCAGCCCGACAATGTCTTTCTGGCGGGGACGGGTAGTCGGGCAGGTGACTTCTTTTTCTGTAACAATATTCTTTTTTGTCTTTGTAATCATAAAATTATCCTTTACAAATTTCCATCTAGTTGGATTGTTTTATTTTTCATCATCTTTCTTATCTCACCTTTTTCGCTCCCGCCCTTCGTTCCCTTCATCATCCCTGTAATAGCGTCCTCATTAAACCCCTTAGCGGCCAGCTCCTTTACTCTTTTCTCATACAGAAAATCTTGTAAATTTTCCTCGCTAACTTTCATTTTTTGCCTGATAAATTTACTCTTGTCATACGCAACTTCCTTTTTCCGTTCTATTACTCTTTTCGTTTTACTTGTCTTTATCAACATTATTTTTGATAATAAAAAAAGCCAGGGCTCTCGTTTAACGACAACCCCGGCCTACCCGCCTGAACGAATCATTCGGGCAGGTTAAAAATCTTAAATAAAATAAACTTAGGTTAAAACACTGTGAAAATTATATCCACAACTACTCGCTACTATCACGGGGTCTTTAATCATCGACACTTCGTAAAAAGTACCGTTCCGCTTTTCATCTCTCCATGTCTTGACCGTACCAGCGCCATTCCCGCCTTTCTTTACCGTGAAAGTCAGTCCTAATGTCTTAGACTCCAGGCTCGGAGCGGGATCAACAAATGCAATTATTGCACTGTTAGGCCATACCTTAGAAATGACGGATGTTGCACCTATATTAGCCGTGTTCTCCACCGCCCCTGCAACCTCAATGCGCAAGCCAAACATAACAGGCGGTAATTCACCGCTGATTAATAGCTCCTTACCCTGTGTGCCTGTGATGGTATACCGAATCAAATCCCTTAAAGTGCTATCCGTTTTAACCGCATCTTTTACCTTTGTGTTAAATACTATCGTGTTTGCAATTGCGCCTGCATTGTCTTCGATAGCCTGTTTTGCAGTATCAAGATTATCCTCGATTACAATTGTCCCTGATGTTGCGTCCCATTTCACGGTCGGCGTAGAACCAGTTAAACCGCCATTCTGGGTAACTTCAAAGATAATATCGGATTCAAGGTCTCTTTCAACCCACTCCTGCAACGCAGCAACGGTATGCATTCGCAGGTTGGTCGCCGAATCTGCTATTGCCACTAATCTATCGGGCAGGATTTTTGAAAGTGCGTATTCCTGGCAATCAAACGATGCATTCCCCGGTTTTACGTCAACCTCCCTGGAAGGATCTCCCATTGCACGCTTAGTATTTATACGTCTCAATGATTCCCTATTTGTCCAGGTATAATACTTGTCCGCTTCTTTTGTAACAAAAAACTCTGGTAGTAAACTCTGCCCCTTAAAGGCAGGACTACTCAGAGAAATGCTCAAGTTCGACAATGGCACGCTAATATGCACATCGCCTTTTGATGGACTTCCCATTTTTAATCTCCTTTAAGATTTTTAAGGCATGATTTCATGTAAGTTAAGAAATACCGCTACTTCGTCTCCGCTTGCTCCCGGAGTTTCCTCGTAACTTCCGACATAACCATCACCAGACGCCCACAAATTCGAGCTTGGTGCGTTGACACGTCCTACTGTATCGTAAATCATTACAGGCCGTCCCAGTGTACCGGCTTCAGCCACAACGGCTTTACTAACTCCCCGCCTTCTAACGGAAATATAATCTCCGCTGGCTGCCGCTGCCTCTTGCGTTATGCCGTAACATACATCTCTTGCCGCACTAGGATACTTCACTATATGGTCTCCGTTCTCAATCGAGTTGAGAACAACCGCCCTGTACTGAGCCAAGACCTCCCCTGCCCGAACTGTAAAATCATCGGCAGGATCAGCCTGTGTTCCTCTTATCGACATATTTTGTTTTCACTCCTTTTATTTTACTGCTTTTTCCGCCTTATCGAGTATTACTACCGCAGCTTCTTTGTAGCTAACCTTATGAGCATTCATGTACGCCTGGATTTCGGCTTCCTCATCAAGCCCTTCAAGCTCATAGCTAGTCCCTGCTATTTCTACAGTTTTTTCGTTGCGGTTTCTTGCGCCAGGCACACCCTTGTCCTGAGCCGCCATTTCGTGATACTCAATAATTGGCATTAATTTGCTAAACATTTTCCTTGCTAACTCCAATTGAGTTATCTTTTGCTCTACATCACCTTCGCCTGTCTTGATTTTATATTCCAGTTTTTCTTCCTCATCGTCAAGACTATGTAAAAGAGTTTTCATTTCAGTTTCAAAGGCGGGCACGACCACACCTTTCTTTTTCAAACCCTCTACAAAATTATCAATTTTCTCTACCCTTAACTTTTCCTGTGCTTCTTTCGTTTCCTTTTCAAATTTGCTAAGTTTAGAACTAGATGCCTCTAATTCCTTCGTCAGTTTTTTTACATTTTCCTCGGCCGTCCTGGCCTCGCTAATCATTTTCTCGAAGGTTGCCACCTTGCCAGCCAACTCTTCAAATTTCTTTTTTAAGTAATTTAACTATTTCCCCACCTATCCTGTGAGCCCCAATTAACACCACATGACCTGTCATATCCTTAATTCCCTCCTCCTCATATGTTTTACCATCCCTTTCAAAAAAGCCCACCAACCCGCTTAATTTTTTATAAAGTTTAGCGCTATGGGTAATCATGATAGAAGCAATAATCATTGACAAAACTGCAGATAAAGCAATCGTTGTTAAAGCCGACTGGCTCACTACCTCCATCTTAAAGCCAATTAACATCAAAATTAAGGAAAATTCACTGACGTGGGTTAAGGTCAAAGAAGTTTGAAACATAGTATGTTT